TTTCATTTCCTTCGCTGCAGGATCGTCAGAAAGACTTAGACGTGTATAAAGAACTTGTTGTTTTTGTAGAAGTCTTTGAAGTAGATTTACGTGCTTCAATTTTTCTTCATTATCCATTCTTGAAAATTCAAAAACATTTGCATAGATTTGTTCTTGAAGTTCCGAAATTTCTGCCATCTCAGCACGAACAACTTCCGAATCAAAAAAACTCACAAGACACACTCCCTTAATATCTTTTTAAATTTAAATACATCTGTATGTAGGAACGAAGAATACTTTGAAATTCTCATTGAAACAAACTCCCAGATGGGATCATTTAGTTTCTTATCAAAATTTGATTTGAATGAAAGTATTTTATCGTAAATAACCAAGGTTTCTAAACTAATGTTGCCACTCAAAAATTGCTTTAAGACTAAAGGATGTCCTTTAGAGCAATCAAATGCTTCATCAAATTTTGTTTGGTTGAAAAGATTTTCTGTCTCTTCCTTAAAAACATAAGTGAGAGACTGAATTTTTCTTTGCCAATTTTTATATCTAGATTCACCTTCTCTTATAATTTCTCCAATCCAAAGAGATTGTGGATCTTCACACTCGACAAAATTAGAAACAAAAAAATCTAAAATTTCTTTATCAGATTTCTGTCTGCTTAATTTTTCAAACCACATTCTATCCTTACGTTTATAAAAAGTCTGCAAAGACGCTTTGACTTTACCGCAGTACTTTTGATAATCGTAGTTTGGTTTTGTGAAATGATTCTTGAGAGCTAGATAAGTTTTATAACAAGTTAGTGGATCCAAAATCAAAATACTAAACGAGCACGAGAAGTCTTTTTAAGAAAATTAAGTTCCATAGCATCATACTTAATCTTCTCTTTAAGAGGTTTGGAAATAAGTTTAGGAACAGATTCCAAGTCAATTTTATTCATCTCGCAATATGCAACTACAGCGTCAATGTAGTTCATCTCGCAGTTCTCTTGAACTAATCTTTCAATCTCTTGAGCGAATTTTGAAGGACAAATAAACTTGTCCTCCAGAGCTTTTTCGAATTCCTTTTCGATATTATTCTCCATTAATTCTAGCAAATTAATTGGCAATGTTTTAACCATAATACATCTACATACTTTATCATAAAAACTTAGAAAGGTCAATCAGTGCTCTCTAGTTTGTCGTTAAAAAACTTTTTAATATATTGTACAAGTAGACGGATGTATTTTTGTTTATCATATTCTTGATAAACTTCCAATTCTCCATTTTCGCAAGACATAATAATAACAAATTTCTTGACAGAAATACCTGTCATTTCATGAAGCATACAAGCGTATGCACAACATTGTACAAAGTATCCTTCAATCCATTCTCTGGGTTTTGGTTTCTTTGAAGTCTTAAAATCGATAATCGCAAGTTCTCCTTCATACTCTGCAATACAATCCACAGTTCCTGCAATACCAAGAAATAAACTGTAGAGAGAACCTTCTAGTGCGTGAATATTATTTATACGCTTAAGAGCAGGGACAGCTATCTGAAATAGCATCTCTGATATAGGAAGAACATTGGAATTGCAATCAAGATTTTTAAGATATTGTTCAACAAGTGTGTGCATATCCGTGCCACGACTTGTTGCTTTTTTAGTAATTCTATCTGCTTCTTCTACACCAACTTTTTTACGCCACTGATTAAAGAATTCTTTTTTGTAGTTACTTGTAATTGATGTAATGGAGACAAGTTTTTTTAACTCATCTCCATTAGAAACTTTATAATAACGAACTCCATCAATTGTTTCTCTCTCAAGTTGAGGGAGATCTAATTCAATATGATTAAACATTACAACCCAAGTTCCATTTTTGCAATAATATATTCCTTACAAAGACCCGAGCGAACAATATCTTCTGCACCAAATTCAATGATATCAAATGAAGGCATAACTCTAAGAATTCTCATAAAGTCAATAATACCATTCTTTTCATTCGTCTTAACTAAATCAGATTGAGTAGCATCGCCACAGAACATAATTTTAGAATCTTCACCAATACGAGTAATGATAGAATCAAGCTCGTGGAAGTTTAAGTTTTGAAATTCATCTACGATGATGATTGCTTTATCAAGAGTTGTTCCACGAATGAAGGAAGTACTCCAGAAGCTAATTGTTCCTTGTGTTTTAAGATTGCCATAGAGCATCTCGAATGCTGCATCATCTGGCATCTCAAACATATACTTTACCATATTCTTATAGGGAATTTGATAAAGACTTGACTTGTCTTCATGATCTCCAGGAAGAAAACCAATTTCACGAGTAGCAACAAGAGACCTAACGATATAGATTTTTTCGTAAGGAGTTTTTTCATCTAATACGTCTTTAAGTGCGTTATAAAGAGTAATAAAAGTTTTACCAGTACCTGCTGCACCATAAGCAACAATGTTTTGGTCCATCTTATATGATTTGTATAGTTCCTCTTGATTGTCAGTGAGAGGTTCAACCTTCCTCATATATTCAAGGTTGATTGGTTTTTTTCTTTTCATTTGACGATTACTTGTTCCAAATGGTACTGGATTCGTTACTCTTTTTCTTGCCATATAAAATCAAAGCGTTTTTACTCGTGAACCTGGAGCTTTAGCTGCCTTTGCTAAAACATCATTCCATCCTGGATTCTTTTTAATCAGTTTGTCTCTCCATTCCCCAACCTCTCCTGGAGATGGGCAAGTTGAAGGATCAGACCAATCACGTTCCCATTCTGGATTTTCTACTTTCCATTGATCCCAGTCATGGACACTCATAGTGACTTCTTTTTGTTCACCAGTCTCTTTATTAATAACAGGGTACGTTGCCAATTTTGATCTCCATAAAATATAAGGTATTTATTCTTTACTTCACCACTCCTTTGCTGCGGCGATAATTGGAAACTGTTCTTTGAAAATATCTCGACACATCTCAGCAATTTCCATATGCTCTTTTTGTGTTCCGTGTGCGGAACGAAGATCAATATAATGTAGCCAGGAACGAATACTACCGGACATATAAAGTCTTGTAGGAGTTGCTAGGGGCAATACAAATCTTGCACATTCTTTTGCCACACCGTGAGCAAGAAGTTCCTTGTAGAGTTGCATAGAGTGTGCAAAATGCTCTTGAATCTTACTCTGTAGTGTCAGTTTTTCATACTCAGGAATATCATCAATCGAGTTTTGACGGTTCTTAGTATCCTGACGGCGCAATTCTGGAAGTGGAATGTACTCAGAAATCAGAGAAGTATCAGCATACCGCTGTGAAAATTCTTGATATGTAAAAGAACGGTGGCGAAGGATTTGAGCCGCGATACCACGAGTTGTTTCAATTTCTAATGTAAGAAATGCTTGCTCAAAAATTGACCAGTGTTGATGTTTAATGCAATATTTAATTAGACCCTCAAAACTATCATTTTCTTGGTTTTGAGGATTGCTTACGCGAGCACAATATGCAATGTGCTTTTCAGCATCTGGAGTTACACTCACTAATTTGACAGATTGTTTCATTCTAATTCCCAGGTGTCTTTTTCTTTTTTGCGAAGTTTTTTAAGTTCCTTCATCATTTCTTTGATTTCTTGATAAGCAAGTTCTGGTGTCATCTTATCAGAAATTTCTAGTCCAACAATGTATTGAACTTTATCTCCAAAACGAGCAAGGGCTCTTTCAAAAGCAGTCAGTTCTTCATACATCATCATCCTCCGAATAATATTCTATATCATCACCATCCTCTATGTATGGAGCAATCTCTTCATACACATATTCAGACGGTTCTTCAAGTTCTTCCTTTAAGGATTGAACGAGAAGTTCCATATTACGAACAATGAGTTTTACCTTTTCTGTATTCATTCAGGTACATAATCTCCTATCATTTTACATAAAAAAAGAGAGGGAGTCAAGTCCCTCTCTAAATCATTTTGCTGCTACCAAAGTAGCAAGAGATGCTTTTTGACGCCTCTCTTCTTTTTGTTTTTTTTCTTTAATGAGTTGAAGGAAGTTTAGTTTCTTCATTTGTGTCCCTCCTTTACAAACTTAACACCACGATAGGTTTCGTTGTATTGTTGGGGTTGCTGCATCATTTGCTGTTGATACTCAAGACGCTTTTGAGTATCATATTCAATGCCACGATATACTACTTTTGACATTAGGGTTCTCCTTAGTTTTTTAGGTTAAAGAGCGTTCCTTCAGTCGGCGTTTGCGTCGGTTTCCCGATGAACGATCCGTTCCGCGTCGGCTTACTTCCGTCCTATTCAGTTTAGCACCTTGTTACAACATCCTTTCGGAGTTCTAATAGCAGTCGGTCTTCTACTCTTTGAATAACTACATCGTCGTTTTTAACGATGTCCATTAGTTCCCACGCTGCGTCACAACTTATATTCACAGGATGTGATTTAAATTGTGGCGTGGCAAAAGAAAGAAGTGGAACCCATGCTAAAAGCAAGAATGCTTTAGTCATAGGATGAACGGTAGAGGATTATTATACCTCTAGTTACACTATCTATGCAATAAATTTTGTAGTATTTGTTACAATTTAATCTCTTTGTCTCCAGTCGTCTGGTTTATCTCCAGTAAAGAAATCAATAATATCATCAGCACCATTAAATCCAGTGCGATGATTTGAAGGATCAGGATCTCCCAAATCCATAGCATTCATAAAGTCGTCTAGACTACCTTCCTGCATATCAGGATTTGCTGCACGGCGTCTTGCTTGTCTTAGAAGTGTAGCAGCAGAACGATTTGCTTTTGCTAACTTTTCTGCCCATATCATTTCACTTAACTCCACAGATTCGCCCTTTACAATTCGCTCACAGATTGCTTCAAGGCGAAGGCGGTATTGAGTAGAGAGCATATACTTCTCCAGATATAGTGTATTTAGTTAACGCTCGATGTAACTTAACGTATGTTCTTGAGCATAAAGTTGTTGAATGATAACATCACAACCAATTTTTGGATTGCAGTCACCACAAGTATAAACATCAACTGCTGCTTTACCTTCTTCAGGCCAACTATGAATACTGATATGACTTTCAGATAACAAACAAATTACAGTAACTCCTTGTGGTTCAAACTTTTTTGAGATAGTCTGAACCACAGTCGCTCCGCTTGCTGCAGCAGCATTCTCTAACAAGTCAATAAGGTATTGTTCATCGTCCAAAAGAACAAATGAACAACCATAAAGATTTAAAAGATAATGCTTTCCCATTACAAAGGATTCTCCTCAGCTTCTTCTACTAATTTACTTACGTACTCTTCAGTTCCGTCCATACTTTTGACTGCGAACAGAGGAGACTTCATATATTTTTTGATCTTCTTATATTTTCTTAAAAGTTTTTCAACTTCATCTTTATAGATAACAACTTCTGCTTTATTGTCTGCAGAACTTTCATTACGAAACCCACTCATTTTCTTTTCTTTTTTTCTGGTGCTTTATATCCCCATAGTTTGGGATTTACTCTTCCATATCCAAAATCAATTTTTTGAATTGCTCCTGGACCAAACTTATCATAATACATATCAAAAAGATCGGTTCTTTTTCTTGTCCTTGTAATGTCCATATAGACATTATCACCAATCTTATACCAAATTAAATATGCATCATTAGGGAAAGAAGAATCCTTTGCTTGCTCAGTGGTTGCTCGTTCAACTAAAATTTCACATCCATACTGTGATGAAATTTCTTTTTTTTCTTCTGGAGTCCATTGAGCCATCTTTTTCTCCGCAACTTTACTCATGAACGACCTCCCCAAACAATATCGGGGTAAGCTTCCTTCACATTATCCCAACTGATTTTATATTTATCTGTTAGTTTCTTATCCTTAATTAAACACAGAAGTTCTGCTTCAAGAGGATGAAGTCCTTGAAGGATATTAATAAACATAGTTTCTCTACGAATGGAAGATAGACTATCGTTTCCTCCTTTCACAAAATTATAAAGTTTATCATACTCGCGGCGAAGAGAAGTATGTCCAGCATTTACTTTTTCTTCAGTTCCAGTGTACGCAGTTGTTTTGGTATAAACATTATCTGCTTGCCTTTGGATTTGATCATTAAGGGTTCCTCCAACAGAAGTCATTTCCTTAATGTTA